ATTCAAGATAACATATCTCCAAAGCTTCTGCTCAGGTAATTGGTGATTATCTTTTATGAGATCACTTGCAATATTAGTGCCCATAAGTTTTAACAGCTCTGGTGAGTAAATCACGATGGTACTTCTCCTGCTTTGATTTTCTATGAGAGGCGACCTCGTAATTTATATGGAGATCCGATAACAATGTGGTTTTCTCAGCGCCGGTTAATTTATAGTCCACTACAAAAGCTTGAAGGGTTTGAAATTCTGTATCTACTTTTTTCATAATAGTATTATACATCACTTTTCTTTCCACCCTTGATAACCTTAAATGGAAGCACATTTGTCTCGGGTTCCTTATCATTACTATGAATTAAAAATATATCTAACGCATCGTGGTGAAATCTAAAATCAATACCTTCAGCGTCATAACCATAATTAACGCCAGCTAACAAAGATGAAGTTACATTAATAACTTTATCGTATTGTCTTCTGGACAATTTCTTACTCAACAAAACAAGAAGTTTTGTTAATTCACTGGGTGCTGATTTTTTTAGTTTTGACATAATTTTCACACATATCGAATACGCTTAAAACATCGTCATACGTGACCCGTGATGCGTGATTACTATGTCCTGATCCGAAGCAAAAGATACATGTTCCAGTGTTCTCTGAACCCCTGATAAACCCATTTCCTTTGCATTCTTTGCAAATCGGTAGAGATTTAATATTAGCTATACTCATTTTTAGATTTATTGCAACCTTTACTATTTATTTACGACTCGACCTGATACGACTCGTTTTCTATCGGGCCATTTACATCTTATCGTCGTTTTACCTTTATCGCAAGCGATTACAATATCGTGACCGTAATCTCTATCGTATAACCAATACTTTTGATATCCTTCAATCGTTATAAAAGTCTCGCCGTTTCTAGTCTTTTTTGCCATACATCCTTTCTATTTTACTCCAGATAAATCCAATAATTACTAAAATCAAAAAATAAGTGAATATAGGATTAATCATTAAAACTAATCCAAAACCTTTTAGTATTTCAATAAGCATTAATCTAAATCGTCAAAGTTTGGTGAATCTTTTTTATTTTTTAAAATGTAATTATTGATAATATACCAACCAACTAATGCTGCGATTAATATTGCTCCCATTCCTACAAAAAACAAACCTATCATTTTTTTCTATGTCTTCCCATATACCAATCACCGGGTTCATAGTTCCAACGTTTACCATGATGGCCCCTGATATCGGCATACCACATTCTAAATCTTACAATTAATTTTCTAGTTTTTAACCACATCTCTAAATTTTATAAACTCGTTTTTTATATAGTTCAATAAATCCTCATACTTTTTTTCTGTATCTTTAGATTTAAATTTGTTTCTTTCGATACCATCGACAGTTAAAGTAATTTCATCAGTGATTTGGTTATATGTAACTGTAAAACTCTCTTTGCCTTTAGTATCGAAAAAAACTCTTTTTATATCTACAGCGGTTATGGTCATTTGCCATTACCTTTCTTACTTAGCTGAGTTTTATATTTATCTACATCAACTCCTTTTTTCTTTGCTTGGAATCCAATGTAGTCATGCAATATCTTTTGAAACATTGCAGCTGGTGCTCTGTACTTATCTGCACAAAGACCTTTCAATAAAGTGTGGTCATCTTTTCTGATCGCCATACTTTTCCATTTAGTTATGTCCATTACTTTCCTTTCTTACAATTTGCCTTTGCAACATTGTTACCTTCTTTTTCTACAAACCATACATATGACCACTCTTTATGATCAGGTGTACATTTCTTTCCAAACTTAACAGTATATTTTGTTGAACATGCTGTAAGAACTGAAGCAATAAAAGCTATTGCTAATACAGTTTTTATTTTTGCTCCTATAGACATTTTACTCCTTTGTTAATCTATGAACTGTTTTATCTTTTCCATTTATGTAAATTTGTTTATTACAAATCACATTAAAGTTAGGGTTTAATAACTCGTGGCTTGCAATAGAAAAAAATCTAGCAAATCTATCTAAATTTTTAAAACCTAAAGATCTGTTACCACTAAACAATCTTTGTATGTAACCTAAGTCCATACCAGATTGTTTTGAAATAGTTGTATAGCTTAAACCGTAAGCTTCTTTTAGTTTAATTAAATTTTTTTGTGCTATGATACGACTAGGTATTTGCATTTTCTTTTTTTACTAAACCTTTCAAACTCCAACCATAATGATTGGTTAATTTTAATAATGAATCACCTGACATTCTACAAATACTGTGTTCATATTTATTAACGCTTTGATGTGACACATTTAAAATTTTAGCAATATCAGATTGTAAAAGACCATTTGATTTTCTATGATGTCTTAACCAACTTCCTATTGTAAAACTAAGATTGTTTTCTTGATCGAACATACCATTCCTCCTGTTTGAACTCTTCTAATGTTTTCGCTTTTGATTCCAAAATTGCTAACCACTGATCGAACCAAGGATTCATTTCGTTAAAAGAATAACCTATACGCTTTGAAGCTCTGTTCATTGCAGCTATTCTTTTATCTTGCCATGAATTTTTTTTATATGGATCTCTTGAATAATCGCCTGAGTCTTGTTTCTGCGCTATCCAATCAGCAAATTCTTCTTCAGTCATTTTCGTCATCGGTAACTTATATAGATAAGATATTATAACAAGTCAAGAAGATCTTTACAGTATTTTTAAAAATGGTATGTATACTTATGAAACTTGTTTATGCAATGATCATATTTGGGTATGTATGTAATGATCACCCCAATATGGACAATCAATGTACCCAGGTATACATTCCTGGGGTAATAAGCCGTGCTGACTGCTCAGTAAAGTTTTATAGCTACCTACACCGCTATAAAGAGGAAATCGCAAAAAAAGGGCTATCTATGACCCATAAAGAGGTATATTGCCTGTCTAGTGACCCTGATGTTGACATGGTGCATAAATTTTAATATTATATCCTATGAAAGCTTATCGTATCCAAGCTAGAGCATGTGGTAAATATCTAAGGGATATTATCAAAGCTGATACGGCCATAGAGGCTTTAAATAAGTTTTCACAAAGAGTAAAAGACGGGATTATAACAGCCTTAGATGAAGACTTTTATAATCATAAAAAAACCGTCATAACTTATGAGGAACTTGATGAGTCCGGAGAAAAGAAAACTGTTAGTGAAGCTCCAGAAACTTGAGAACCAGTGGTCATCAGATTTAATCTTAAATGGCCGAGTTACTGTTGAAATGCACAAAACAGAAACTGATATTAAATCGACTAGAAATACGATTAAGTATCAGGACATACAAGAAAATTTAGCGTTAGCGCAAGCTTAGGTTAAATTTTAAAATTTAGAAAAATCATACTTTTTTTGCAGGACACCTATCGGCTTTTTAAACTCATAATGATTTATCACCATTAATAGCTTAGGTCTCTTTACAATACTAAATGGATAAATTTTTTTAGCTACATCAAATGCTTGTCTGTTAGAACATCTCCAACGCCATTGATCTTTCCTACTAAATCCTAAGTTTGCTTTATGAGTAATTGTCCCAACTTTAAATACATTATAAAAGTAATGAAGAGGATCAATCTCAATCATATTAATTTCTAATGTAATTTTCCAAACTAAATGAGAAGTCTTGCCTTCGTTTCTTGATCTAGGATATTGTTTATATTGAACACATCCTTCACCATCAAAAAGACCAGCACAATATGCTATGTCTTCTTTACTTAGCCTGACCCCACGACCTGCCCAAACCATAATCTACTATAAACGGAACTTTAAATTCTATCGTTTGCTCCATAATTTTTTTTATTTCTTTTGCTTGTTTTTCATCTTTAACATTGAAACAAAGCTCATCATGTATTTGCAACATAGGCAAATAACCTGCTTCATAACAATCTAACATCGCTTGTTTAGTTTGATCTGCTGAAGATCCTTGAATTAATCTATTAAGTGCTTTGTATGTATAAGCTCTTTTAATATTTTCTTTTCCATATTTAGCAATTGCATTCTCTTCTTTCTCTGCAACATGTAAACCAAAGTCTTTTGTTTCCCACATATCAAATCTACATTTTCTTCCTTTCTTTGTTCTTATTACTCCTCTCTCTTGTGCTGTATACATACACTTATCAGAAAGTTGTTTTACGAACGGAACCTTACGATTATATTTTGAAATTAATACATCTGCTTCTTCTTTTGTTACACCTAAACTTACAGCTAATTTATTTTTACCCATACCATACATTAAACCTAATCCAATTGTTTTAGCTTGTGTTCTTTCTATACCTACAAGATCTGCAACTGTTTGGTGGAAATCTGCTTGAGCATTTTTATATGATTCAATTAATTCTTGTGAGCCTTCATAACCCTCACCGATTGATGCAGCATAATGAACCGTCATTCGTGGTTCTTGTTGCGAGTAATCAAAACTACCCCACTGATGATCTTCCTCCGGTAAAAATAGAGATCTAATCTTTGGACCAAAATCTTTATTTCTAGCAGGCACCTGTTGTAAATTAGGATTCGACATACTTAATCTACCGGACACTGTACCACCATGTTCAGATTTAAGTTGCATGATCTCACCATGTATTCTACCTTTAACTTGGTACTTCATAATAGATGTTAAAAAAGTTCCATGAAATTTATTTAATTCTCTACCTTGTAAAATTAACTTAGCTAGTTTATGACTAGAGTTAACTAACCAATTATGAGTAAATGAAGGTTCACCAGTTTTTGCAGTTCTTGGATAATCTATTTTCAATTTGTCAAAGGCTGATCCTATTTTTCTGGCATTCCAAATATCGACCTCTTGTCCTGAAACTTTTTTTATTTCTTGCAATACTTTCTTTTCTTGGGATAGCATTTCTTTTCTTAATGATTCAGCACGTTCTACCTCTACTCGTACTCCTCGTTGACGCATTTTAATTAGTATAGGTAATAGTTTTGATTCAAGTTCCCAAACTGTTGTTAAACTTTGTTGAGCAATCTCTTGTTTAAATCTCTGCCATAATAGGAGCGTGAGGCGTGCATCTTGTTCAGCGTAGAACCCTACATGCTCTGCTGGTAACTTCCACATTTCTGCTTTAGGATCTACACCATGGGCAGCAGCAGCTTCTTTTAAATCAGTCTCTGCTTTAATCTCACCAAGATAGTCTACAGATAATGCATTCAATGAATAAGAAAATCTATTCTCATCTATAATGGCTGCAGCAACCATGGTATCAACTATTTCACCATTTACTTTTATTCCTTCTGCTTCTAACCAACCCACATCATATTGTGCGTTATGAAAAATTTTTCTACATGGTAAAGCACACACTTGCTTCATATAATTTTTTACTTGCTCAGGTATCATGTTACCACCACCGAAATGACCAAAGGGAAAATAACCTTGCCATCCTTCTACAGCTACAGCAAAACCAATAATATTACCTTTACCTAATGCCCAACCTGCACCTAATCTACTTGATATGCCATCGTCTTTTGTTTCTAAGTCGATAGCTATTTCTTTTGCACCACTTAAATCTTTGTATTCAGACGGACATGACCAAATATGTTTTTTAAAATTCATCGTTAGTTGTAGACTCATTTTTCTCCATTAATTCTTTTATTGGTATTTTTTTTATATCTGCGTAACATTCAACACAATAGTTTTTATCGTTAAAAATTAGTACGGCAAGTGATTCACACTTTTCGCATTTTTCCTTTATCACTCAACCTCTTTTGTTTTCTTAATCTAGCTATTTCTAAATCACAGTAATGTTTTACTTTCTCCAAATCTTCCTCACCGCTCTTTTTCAAATACCTAATAATATATTTTATACATACTCCTTGAAAAAAATTTAATTGATTACTTGAAATAAAATCATATGGCTGAATGGCATAGCCTTTATAGTGTCGGCCTCCTACCTGACGATCTTTTGTACTTTTTTCAAAATCGTCAAACATATTTATATCAGTCATTCATTTTCTCCTTAATATAGATTAAATAATCTGCTCCAATTGGATAGTTATACTTATAGTCTGTTCGAAGTAAATGTAAAGTTCTTTTTGCTCTAGTAACTCCTGTGTACCACACTTTACGTTCATCGGTTTTGTCATCTCTTTTTTTGTGACCAAAGTCTGATGCATAATTACCTTTGCTGTACATAACTACATGATCTGCTTCATCACCTTTAACAGAGTGTATTGTATCTATAATTATTTTTGGATCTTGATCTAACTCTTCTTGTCCATAGTTTCTAAGTAATCTAATAAAATGTCTTGTTTGTTTTGGTTTGAAGTTACGTCTCAATATCCAGTACCACGGTTTCTTTTTTGATTTATCAGGTATTGCTAGACCACACCAATCTTTTAATTCCTCAAAACTGTAATCTCTAAAGTCTGGTTCTCCTATCCAAAATTTGTCTCCTCTAAAACTGGTTTGTGTTAGTTCTCTAATATATCTGTATAAATTTTGAGCATCATGTTTATTTATTTTTTTACCATTACTTAATCTTGTCCATGACTTAATTGCTTGCCATTGTCTTTCGTTCATGTACTGGTCT